CTCGCAGAAGCGAAGACCATCAGAAAGAAGTACCTTGTCACGCCCCCGGCCTGGAAGGCCCGTTCCAAGCCGAGAAAGCCGCAGAATAAGAAGCACCAGAGTGCCCAAGCAGATGGGTTCCCCCAAGCCCCCAAAGCACACAAAAACTTTGCCAGGAACATCGACCACACGAAGTCTGTCCTGGAGCTTGAGGAGCGATCTCTCAAGTATTTGAGGTCCACAGTGTCCGAGGAATCTGAAGAAGCTCGCCTCCACCAAGCGGAGATGCATTTGCAAACGATGCTAGCCAGTGGCTGTCTTGATTTGACGTCAACTGGCCCTTTGGCCTTCGCGCGCAACAAAGTTTTGATCTCCGACTTGGAAAAGATCCCAACGACGAAGCACTACCTCAAGCAGATAAGAACCATCTTGGGACCTCGCGTCGATGGCGAACCATACTGCCCAGACGCAACCGGATTTCCCACGCTGGAGGCTTGTTACGAGGAACAACGTCCCACAGGATACAACATTCGTCGAGAGCCCACACTCGCCCCAAACGCGGCAAGATACACGATGAGTGACGTCAACAACGACATGATTTCCAGGAGGGGGGGTTTTAAGCCCTATGTCCAAGAGCCCAATAAGAGGGAGGACATCTTTTGTGGGCTACCTATGCCGCCCAACAGCAAGGAGCACATCAACCTCAGTCTAGAGTACCAAATGGGTCGCCGACTTCAAGGGTCTTTCGAGGGCTATGAGAAAAAGATGGACGAGGTGCTGAGGAGCATGGTCCACTCGTTCGACGATGTCAACCCTTCCCAGGATCTGCAATACCTGGACTTCACCATCAGAAATATTTACGACCAGCTCGACACGGACAAGTCACAGGGTTGGACCGAGACGATCAGGCCAGGGCCAAAGAAGGTGTGGGACAAGCCCGAGGATTTCTTGGAGCTGACGAGGATGGTGAAAATTCGCCTCTTCATCAGAATGGTTTTTGGCGCCAAAGCCATCGCATTCATATCACCAGAAGACGCAATTCACTACGGGCTTAAAGACCCAGAAAAGCTTTTCATCAAAGAAGAGCCTCATTCCATCGAGAAGTTGAATGCGAATAAGTTTCGTCTCATATGGGCTCCTTCCCTTGTCGATACGCTGCTCCTTGGTGTTTTGACCAGGAGGTTTGACAAGCAGAATATTGCTTGTTT